GGGCCGTTGGTGCCGCCGCTTCTGGCCGGCGGAGCAATGTTGTCGTCCCAGTGATGCATACAAGGCGACGACGTATGTTGACCGAGTTGCGTGCCGAGCGGTCAGCGGAGCGCGCTAAGGTGCGTAGCGAAGTGTTCGCTATGCACGCGAAGGGAGCCCCGTGTTGGGTGGGAAAGTGTTGCCAGGAGATGAGAACCAGGATTGGCGAGAGGAAGCATTTGGTGAGCGCCCTGCGTTAGGGCCCTGGGGGGATCCGTTTCATAACGACGCACCTATCGAGGTGTGTGGTCTGGAGAATCCGGAGTCATGCGACGCGTGCCAATGATTCATGCGGCGGCCATTCTTGGCATTGCCCTGGGGGTGTTCGTGTGCGCTATGCTGGTGCTTTCTGCTGGCAAGTTGGTGCAGGAACTACTCAGGCTTTAGGGAGGCGTTGTGGCTCGTTCGTTCGACAAGTGGATGGCGGAGGGTATCAACCGGGGGTTCTGCGGTCCGCCAGTGTGTGCTGTTCACGACGGGGATCCGACCACGGAGTACGAGGACATGGCTTTGTGGGATGGTGGGGAGCCTTGCTACCATGTGGTCCGCATGTACGAGGATGTGAAGACGAAGATCGCTGTGGAGGAAAATCATCCTCCTTCGATCTGGCGTAACACTTGGACTCCGAAGTTGCGGCTGGTTGACATCCCGGAGTTGAACGGTACGGCGGAGTGAATGTCGCGTTTAGCGGAACTGCGCCAGGAGGCCGAGTGGCGGCGTTGCGTCAAGGATGAGTCGTATTTCCTACGCAAGCATTGGAATATTGCTCATCCTGCTTATGGTCGAATACTGTTTGATCTCCGGAACGCCCAGTCTTTCGCTTTAGACCACTGGGATAACAACCGTTATTCGTTGACGTTGAAGGCCCGGCAGATCGGGTGGACGACCCTGGTGGCTGCTCACCAGTTCTGGTTGGCGTTCTTTCACCAGGATCAGAACATCATCGATCTGTCACGCACTGAGCGTGAGGCGGTGTTGTTGTTGCGGAAGACGAAGTACGGGTTTTCGCATCTGCCGTTGTGGATGGTGGATCGTGGTCCGAAGTCTCTGGTTGAGCATCAGCAGCGTATGGTATTCGATAACGGGTCGCAGATTACGTCGATGCCGTCTGCGTCGGATCCGGCGCGTGGCGAGTCCGCCACGCTGATCGTTGTCGACGAGTGGGCGTTCCTGCCGAACCCTGAGGAAGCGTGGGCTTCCATCGAACCGGTCGCTGATGTCGGTGGTCGCATTATTGGCCTGTCGACTGCGAATGGTTCCGGCAACTTTTTTCACAATCTGTGGGTGGGGGCTACGGCGTCGAACAACAAGTTTGCTTCGATGTTTTTTCCGTGGTCTGCGACGGAGGACCGGGACGAATCGTGGTATGAGGAAAAGCGGCAGTCGATGTTGCCGTGGCAACTCGCTCAGGAGTATCCGACGACACCGGAGGAAGCGTTTGTCCGGTCGGGTAACCCGGTGTTCGACCTGGATATGTTGGATGCTTTGGCTGCCAGTTGCCGGCGGGGCGATGTCGGCTATCTGCATTCTGTGATGCCGAGGGTTGTGGAGTTCAGGTTGTGAACTTGGAGGTGTGGTCGCCGCCGGATGCCATGCACGGCTATGTGATGGGTGTGGACACGGCGGAGGGTTTGGGGCATGGCGACTATTCGTGTGTCCAGGTGTTGGATCTGAACACCGGGGAGCAGGTCGCTGTCTGGCATGGGCATATTGCTCCTGACGAGTTGGCGGCCGAAGTTTTCAATGTCGGCTTGTGGTATCGGGATGCGTTGTGTTGCGTCGAGTCGAACAACCACGGTTTGACGACGATCACGGTGTTGCGCCAGTTGGGTTATCCTCGTTTATTTCGGAAGCGTACGCTGAACAGTGTGTCCAACCGGATGACGCAGGAATACGGTTGGAAGACGACGCGCACATCGAAGCCGTTGATGATCGATGACCTGGCGACTGCGTTGAAGAACAACGAGATCGGGTTGCGGGATCGGAACACTCTGGCTGAGTTGCGGACTTTCACCCGCAACGAGAAGGGGTCGATGTCGGGCTCTCCGTTCGATGACCGGGTCATAGCGTTGGCGTTGGCGAACCAGATGCGAAAGTTCGCCTATGCCCCCGAGTACGCCGAGAAGGTCGACGATTACTGGACGGTGGACTGGTGGAAACGTCTGGCGTTGAACGAGGATGTGTCGGATGATCCCTTTCAGATCGGTAAGCACACGGTTCGTGGGACACGCCGAACGGACTATTAGGCACGCTTGTTCACTCCGAGAGGTAGTTATGGCTAAGAACTTTGTTTCGTTCACCAGCGGCACTGAGACAATCGACGGTGCTAAAGGGCAGAACAACAAGATGGAGCGCGGCGGTTCTGTCGTGGAGAACCCCATCTGGAAGCCGGGTAGCCCCAACTCGCCCAAGCAGCGTCACGACAACCCGAAGTACGCCAACCAGACTGGCGGCTACGGTGAGGTCAGTGTCCGTGAAACGCCGTTCAACCAGCACGGCAAGGTCGGCAAGGTCGAACCCGCAAAGCCGCAGCCCAAGTTGCGCGGCCACAACGCCGGGTAATGGCGGTCCTCCCCAGGGAGGCTTCCTACCCGGAGTTCTGCGATTATGTGACCGGCCTGAAAGGGCCGAAAACTGAAACAGAACTTGTGGATCTGTGGGAGTGGCGGCAGAAGGTTCTGACCGTGCGTGTCGACACCCAACGTGGCCGCCGAGGGGCGACGTTGGCTCCTGACGAGCAGCACTTGTCTAAACGGGAGATCGAGGCGAAACGGTTTGCTGAGGCGAAGTCTCAGGGACGTAACGTCGAGCCGCTACCTGCGAAGGCGATGTTCTGATGGCGCAGAAAACCAGGGCTGAACTGCATGAGCAGTATACGCGTCGGTTGGAACGCACCCGCAGGTGGCGTGAGGACCAGGCGTATGATCGCACCTGGTGGCGTCTGATCGACCTGTACCGGGGCAAGCACTGGGCTGAGACTACGCGTAGTCGCTCTGACCTGATTGCTGTCAATCTGGCTTTTTCGACGATCAACGTCATCGCACCATCGGTAGCGGTGAACCATCCGAAGATTGTCGTATCAGCGAACGACGAAGGTAACTCTGATCGGGCTGCTTTCGTCGAGGCTGTCGTCAACCACCTATGGCGCCATCACGATTTCCGGAAGCCGTTCCGTCGGGCCGTCAAGGACTTTCTGATCTTCGGGCACGGTTGGGTGAAGACCGGTTGGAAGTTCCTGGAGCAGGAGACTTCCCTGGCGGAGGCGGAACGGGATCTGCTGATGCAGCAGGCCCGTTTGGAAGTCGACGAGTTCGCCCTGGAGTCTCCTGACCTGTCGGGCGCATTGCCGACCGATGAGGAGATCAACGCTAATCTGCCGGAAACGGCGATGATGGTCATTGAGGATCAGCCGTTTGTTGAACGGATCTCTCCGTTCGATGTTTTTGTTGATCCTGAGGCGACCTGCATGGATGATGCCCGGTGGATCGCTCAGAAGATCGTGCGACCTCTGGAGGATGCTCAGAAGGATCAGCGGTACAAGCCGTCGGTGCGGAAACGTCTGGATGCTGACGCCGGGGTGAACCCCCAGTATGTTTCCCAGTACGAGAATGAACGTAACCGTGTCCTCGATGAGGACCGTGTCACCATTTGGGAGTTCTACGACATTGCTGAGAACACGATGTCTGTGTTCTCTGAGAACAGTGACGGTTTCCTCGTTGATCCGGTGCCGATGCCGTATGCGTACGGACAGCCGTTTGTGATGATCCGCAACTACGACATCCCGGATCTGTTCTACCCAATGGGTGATCTGGAATCGATTGAATCTCTCCAGTTGGAGTTGGACAAGACCCGATCCCAGTTGATGAACGACCGGAAACGGTACGCCCGCAAGTACCTGTACCATGAGCGGTCGTTTGGGCCGGCAGGGCGTGAAGCCCTGGAATCCGACGAGGACGGCCGTCTGGTCCCCGTGTTGGATGAGAACAAGTCGCTGTCGGATGTGGTCATTCCGATGCCGCAGTCACCGATTTCGCCGGAGATTTACGCCTACAGCGAGATCATCGAAAATGACATCAACACGGTGTCGGGTGTGTCCGAGTACGCCAGGGGCGCTATGCCCGAGATCAGGCGTACAGCAACCGAGGCGAGCATCATCGCTGACGCTCAGAACGCCAGGGCGGCCGACAAGTTGGCGATCATCGAGATTTCGATTTCGGAGATGGGCCGGCGCGTCATCCAGTTGATGCAACAGTTTATGACCGGGGACGAGATGGCCCGTGTCGCCAAGAAGGGCGGCGAATCGTTGTGGGTTCCGTATAGCCGCGACGACATCCTGGGCGAGTACGATTTCAGCGTCGAGGCCGGTTCGACACAGCCGATGAATGACACGATTCGCAAACAGCAGGCTGTATCCTTACTCAATGCCATTGCCCCGTTGGTGGGCACGGTGATCGATCCGACGGCCCTTGCTGTGCATGTGCTGGAGGATGGTTTCGGCATCAAGGATCCGCAGAAGTTCATAATGCAACAAGGACCGCCGCCTCCGCCGGGCGATGTACCGGCAGATGAGGCCGCTGCCCTTGAAGGCGGCCCTCTGCCGCCAGGGGGGCCACCTGTGCCTGAACCTCCCCCAGGTGCTGGTGTGCCCCCCGTATTCGCACCAACGGGCGGTGTGCCGCCCGAGTTGATGGCTCAACTCGAAGGCCAGATGGGCTTACAGTTGCCTTCTTTGGGTTAGCCTGGGACAATGGTTGCCGTCTATTAGGAGCAACTACGGACTCCGAGGGCTAGTGCCCACAGAACATAGAAGGAACGGAACCCATTACGATGGACACTCCAGAATCTTCCAGCGAGGTAGCAGCGGAACCTGTTGATTCGACGTACACCGTCAAAGTTGATGGTGCAGAGTCAGAGGTCACCCTAAGCGAACTTCAACAGGGATACCAACGTCAGGCGGATTACACCCGTAAGACGCAGGAGTTGGCATCCGAACGTCAGCGTTTAGAGCAGGCTGAGGCAATAGTTTCGGCTTTGGAAGCGGACCCTCAGGGTGCGCTTACAGCGTTGTCATCAGCGTTCGGCATCGAGGACAGCCGGCAGCCTTCTTCCACTGATGAGTGGGCGGAAGACCCGGATCCCCAGGAGCAGCGCATCGCTTCTTTGGAAGCGACGGTGGCACAACAGACGAGGGCGACAAGACAAACGGCTTTGGAGAAAGAAGTCGCTGTCCTCCATAGCAAGTACGGTGATTTCGATGCGGATGCCCTTTACAGGCATGCGCTTTCTAATCGGATCCCGAACTTGGAGGCTGCGTACGCTCACATGAACTTCGGATCTTTGGCGACTTATGCAGGGAAACTGCATGAGGAGCGAGAGATAACCGAATCAAAGCGTAGCGCCAAGGTGGAGAGCGGCACCTCACGCCAGGCTGGTGTAGTCACCAGCACGGCATCGGAGAAACCGATGTCGATTCGTGAGGCTTTCGCCAATGCCAAGAAAGAACATGGCACCTAGACCTAAGGAGTAAGAATCATGGCGGGTAACGCCAACTTTGATGAGATTCTTTCTACCACCCTCAAGAACTACATCCCGAAACTGACAGATAACATCTTCAGTGCCAGGCCGTTGTTCTACGCTCTGACGAACGGCCAGACCATTCGTCGGATCAGTGGTGGAGCGAACATCATCGTACCGATCATTTACGGTACAAACTCAACTGCCGGCTCGTACAGCGGCACAGACACCATCGATATCACGGCTCAGACAGGCATCAGTGCTGCTGAGTACGACTGGGGGCAGTACGCCGCCACGGTGACGATCAGCGGTATCGAGGAAGCCAAGAACAACGGCGAAGCACAGATCATCGATCTGCTGGAAGGCAAGATTTTCCAGACGCAGGAAACCGTTATCGAGAACATGAACACCATGTTCTGGGCTGACGGCACTGGCAACAGCAGCAAGGACTGGAACGGCATAGGCAACATTGTCGGCGGAACCGGTGTGACCCTTGGTGGAATCGACCCGACTGGTGCAGGCAACTCCTGGTGGAAGTCCACTGAGGTTGATCTGAGTGGCGCGCTCACTCAGGCCAGCATGGCTAACGTGTATAACACCATTTCGGTTGGTAATGACCAGCCGACTATCGTTATCACCACGCAGGCTTTGTACGAGAAGTACGAAGCACTCCTGGAGGGCCAGATTCGGTACACGGATACCGATATGGCTGACGGCGGGTTCCAGAACCTGCTGTTCAAGGGTGCACCCGTAACCTTCGATGACGGGTGTGCATCTGGTCAGGTGGTGTTCCTGAACACCAAATACCTGCAGTTGGTTGCTCATAGCGATGTCTGGTTCAAGCCGACACCGTTCGTGCGCCCAACCAACCAGGACGCCGTGTTCTCACAGTTGCTTTGCTATGGGCAGTTGACATGCAGCAACCGTGCACGACAGGGCTTCATGCACTCAGTCACCTGATCCTGATGGGACGAGGATTCGCTTACGCTTACAAGGCTGGCTCACGCCCATACGGGCAGCCCGCTGGCGA